AGTTGCTGGCCCTAACCTCATTGGTGATTGGTGGTCTTACCAGGCTGGCCTTATGCGTAACCGTGCAATGTCGGTTGCCGCTATCAGTCGAAGCCGTGACCTAATGGCGTCAGTCCTGGCAAACATGGAACTAAAAATGTGTACCGAAATGTGGAACGGTGAAGAAATGGAAACCGTACCGCTGGCGCCACGTTCCTGGCTAAAACAACTTGACCCTGAAATGCCAAATAACTTCTTGTTTCCGTGGGTATTTGACGATCTTTTCTTCTTTGGCCGTTGCTTCTTGTACATCACAAGTCGAACAAAAGACGGTTACATGGCCAGCGCCACCCGTTTACCCCAGGGCAGTATTACGACGCCCGACGCTAACGGACCTGTGTGGTTTGGTAAGTCAAAAGAAATCTATTTCAACGGTGGCGCTATAGACCCAGCCGATGTAGTCCAAATTTACAGCCCAACCCAAGGCATGATCTTTATGTCTGAGCAAACCATAGCGACAGCCTTAAAACTTGAAGACGCCAGGTATCGCAATGCTTCGAGCGCCATACCGGCAGGCGTACTTAAACAAACTGGTGGCGAACCGTTGTCAGCTATTGAGTTGGCACAGTTGGCTGAAGCGTTTAACCAGGCACGGGCCAGCAATCAAACAGCTGCACTAAACGAATTTTTGACGTACACAGAAACCAATGCGACACCAGACAAAATGCTGTTGATTGACGCCGCCGAATATCAAAGTAAGCAAATCGCTAATTTGTGCAATGTACCCCCGTATTTGTTGGGTATTTCAACAGGTAGTTACGCATACACAAACAGCGATTCTGCCAAGTCCGATCTTTGGACTTTCGGCCTGTCAATGTACGCCAAAGCAATTACTAGCGCATTGAGCCAGCAACTGCCCCGTGGCACCTATGTTAAATGGGACTACGAAGACTATCTAAAAACTGAAGGTGCCGAAATGTACCAACCAGAACAACAACCACAAGAAAACACACAAGAGGAACTAGCGACATGATTCGTTTTACTTCAAACACATTTGCTGTTGAAGCCGCAGGCCCAGACGGTGAAGCACGCCGAACAATCACAGGCATTGCGGTGCCTTACAACACTTTTGCCACTGTCAGCGATGGCACCACAGTGCAGTTTGCACCAGGCAGTTTGCCCGTTGACGGTAAGGCTCCACGCCTGTACATGTACCACGATTCAACCCAGCCTGTTGGTTTGGTTGCCGAACGTGTAGACAGTCCCGAAGCCATGTATTTCACAGCCAAAGTATCGTCAACTCGTGCCGGTGACGAGGCCCTAGTGCTTGCAGCTGACGGTGTAATTGACAGCGTGTCGGTTGGTGTCAACCCCACAGAATTTAAGTACGACGATGAAGGCAACATGACCATTTTGGCTGCCGAATGGATAGAGCTGTCGCTAGTCCCCACGCCTGCTTTCGCTGGTGCTACGATCAGTCAAGTAGCGGCGGAAGCGCCACAAGTCGAAGAACCAAAGGAAGAACCCAAAATGGAAATTACCCCTGCAGTTGTTGAAGAAACCGTAGTGCCTACAGCACCGATTTTTGCCACAGCAAAGCGTGAACCACGTTTGCCAAACGCTTTTGAATTCATGGCCGCAATCCACAAGGGTGGAATTGAAGCCGCTAACGCCAACAAAGTTTGGGAAGATTACCGCGCTTATCACAAGTCCCCAATTGAAGCTGCCGCTGGCGATGTGGTCTCTTCAAATGTGAGTGGTATTGTCCCATTGCCGTTGTTGGGTCCCGTGTTCGCTGATATCAACTACATTTCTCCGCTTTTGACAGCCGTCGGGACTAGGGCTATGCCTGGTGGCGGAAGCGGTTCAACGTTCATTCGCCCGACTTGGACGACCCACCCCACCGTTGCCGAACAGGCCGCACAGCTTGACGCCGTATCAGCCACCACTTCAGTGATTGCCTCGAATACGGTCACCAAAAAGAGTTTTGCTGGTGCCACCACCCTTTCATACCAGACCGTTGACTTCACAGACCCAGCCGCTATGGCAGTCATCATGCAAGACCTTGCCGGTCAGTACCTGCGAGCAATCGACAACTTCGCTTGCGACAACCTTGTAACCGCCGCTACTTCAGATGGCGTTTGGGACTTGACCGTCGCCGACTTGCTGAAGTCAATCTACGACTGTGCAGTCACCACAGTTGCCGCCACCAACTTCTTGCCAACCCATATCGCTGTCGACCCAGCCACCTGGGGCTTGATGATGCAGCTCACCGACGACCAGAAGCGCCCGATTTTTGGTTACACGGGCGGTGGCCTCAATGCGTTTAACGCAATCGGTAACGGTGGCATTAACGCTTTCCAAAACGCCAACCCACTTGGCTTGCAAATCGTTGTTGACAACAACTTCGCCGCAAAGACAATGGTCATTTTCAACAGCAACGCATACGAAATTTACCGCCAAGACCGTGGCCTGCTTTCGGTTGAGAACCCCAGCACCATTTCACGCACCATGTCAATGTTCGGTTACGCCGCAACCTTTGCTGCTAACTCAAGCATGATTCGCAAGATCACCCAGGCTTAGTCGAAAGGCGGTTAGCCGCCCATGGCTGTTTATCAAGTCATATTCCACCAGCGTTTAGACGATTACGCTGTGGTTCAAACATTGACAGAACCCGAACTAAATTTGGGCTTACCGTTCACGCTTGCTGGTTTAGGCCACAGTTTGAACGGTACGCACAATGTTTACGCAATACCCGAATACTTGTTTACGGGCGTAACCAGTACTGGTGATCTGACATTTGATTACAACTACCCAATACCAAATCAAGTGTTGTTTTATGACGCAGGCGACAACCTTGACCGCTCAGCTGCAATACCGCAAGGCACCCTGACTTACACGGAAACTTGCACTTGGGTGACCGGCACACAAATAGGCACCTGGCTAGGCATTGCTTTAGCTGGTGTTGACGAAACTGCTTTCTTAGCCCAATGTGCCTCGAGCGCCAACAACTTCATATTTCGTAGACGTCAAGAGTCAGGTTACACGGACTCTTTGACTACGGCCCCCAGCGGTGACGTAGAGCTGGCGACAATCATGATGGGCGGAAGTATTTACCGTCAACGTGGCGCTATAGACCAATTCGCAAGTTTTAGCGATATGGGCAACGCCACCGTGTCTGGGCTGTCGCCGTTAATCAAACAACTGGCTGGTATCCCACGGCCTGCGGTTGCGTAATGACTGTCTACACCGACCTGTTCAATGAGTCGATAGACGACCTGGCAACAACCCTTGCAACAATTACAGGTTTACGAGTTGTATTTGACCCTGAAAAGATCAACCCACCGTGCGTGTTTATTGACGCACCTAGTTTTGATTGCTTCAACTACAACATCGTTACCATGAATTTTTCGGTAAAAGTGGTGACACTAGGGCCAGGCAATTTGGACGGCTTACGCAACGTTTTAAGCATGTGTGCGTCGGTCCTAGCAAAGAATGTCGCCGTAAAGTCTGGGCGCCCTGGGTATATCCCGATTGGTGGCCAGACTTTTGCCGCATATGACCTATCCATAGACGTACAAGCACAAGCAGGGTGAACATGAAATACACAATAATTAGCGAAAGAATCGGAACAGTAGGCGCAGAGTTTGTGCCTGGTGCCGGTACAAACATTGAAGCGTTACTAGCTCACGGGTTCATTGAATCTGACGAACCAGCCAGCGACAAGCCCACCCCAAAATCTGCTAAAACTAAAGCACAAACGAAAAAGGATTAACCCATGGCTACTTCGACATACCTTTCTAACCCAGGCGTTCAGGTCAACAGCGTTTCGTTGACTGACCAATGCACCAGCGCCACGGTCACCAACATGGCCGAAGCCTTAGAATCAACAGCCTTTGGCAGCACCAGCCGTGTGTTCGTTTCGGGTTTGTTCAATCAAGAAATTACCCTTGACCTATACATGAGCTATGCGGCCAGCGAAACCTACGCAACTTTGGCAGCTCTAGTTGGCACCACTACCACCGTAAAGGTTTCTAACACTGTTGCCGGTCTAACGACGCCTAGCGCCACCGAACCATGCTTTACCTTGACAGGTGCGTACCTTGAAGCCTTACCAGTCATTAACGCAACCATGGGCGAACTGTCAACTATCAGCATTACCTTTAAGGGTGGCGTTTTGACCACCGCCGTATCCTGATCTAGCAACCCCAACAGCAAAGGCCCGACATGCAACTAACACTTAGAGTCGACCAGGGCGAAGGCCCTGTAGAAGTAAGCACCAACCTTTTCACCATTGTTTCGTGGGAACGCAAATTTAAACGCAAAGCCAGCGACATGGCCAGCGGTATCGGCATTGAAGATTTGGCGTATCTAGCACACCAGGCATGCCAACAACACAATGTCACCGTGCCGGTAGTCCTAGATGACTTTATTAAGAAGCTGGTGTTACTCGAAGTTGTCAACGATGAGCCAGACCGCCCTACGGTGCCAGTACCTACCGAAACGCACTAGCCCAAGTTTTAGTAGCGACAGGGTACTGGCCCCAGCAAGTAGAGTTTGACAATAATGACCTAGCGACGGTCATTAAAGTCATTAACGAAAGCAGAAAACAGCGATGACAACCGATTTGACTCTTCAAGTTAATGGTGTCAAAGACGCTGTTAAATACTTGAACAAAGTTGAGCCTGGTTTCCGCAAAGCGTACGTGGCAAACATGAAAGAAATCGCTAAGCCGATGACCGACGCCATGAAGTCAAACTATGACGACAACCGTTTCCCTAGTGGCACGCAACGCAATTGGTCGCCAGGTGGCCGCCAAGTTTTCCCGTTGTCAGCTTCTAAAGCTGTTCGAGGCGTAGGTGTCCGTGTCAACAATAAGAAACAGGGCGCTGCTTTTTCGGTTATGCAAAAGAACCCTGCCGCCGCAATCTTTGACATTGCAGGCCGTGCCAATGTCAACCCTTTAGGTACAGCGTTTAGCAACAAATTTGGGCGTTCTGCCAGCCGTGTTATCTGGCCAGTATTCGAGGCAAAAATAGTTGCCCTAACAACCGAAGTACAAAAAGTTGTTGACGGTGTTATGGCTGAAGCCAACAAGAATTTGAAGGTGATTTAATGGCTATTTCAATTCCGATTCTGTCAGACTTCAACAGTAAAGGCATTGACAGCGCCATACGAGAATTTAAGAAGTTGGAGACAGCAGGCGAAAAAGCCCAGTTTGCTATTAAGAAAGCCGCCGTACCTGCCGCCGCCGCTATTGCTGGTTTAGGCATTGTTGCTGTTGACGCTGTTAAAGCGTTCATGGAAGATGACAAGGCCGCCCAACTACTTGCCACCAGCCTACGAAACACCACAGGGGCAACTGACGCACAAATTAAGTCAGTCGAAGCGTTTATAACTAAGACGTCTATTGCAGCTGCTGTTGCCGATGACGAATTACGGCCAGCCTTTGACAAACTTGTACGTGGTACTGGTGACGTCACCAAAGCGCAAGATTTAATGAACCTGGCACTAGATATTTCAGCCGGTACAGGCAAAGACTTAGGCGCCGTGTCTGACGCCCTGTCAAAGGCGTTCAACGGGCAACTAGGGCCATTAAAGAAGTTAGACCCAGCCCTGGCAAGCCTGATTGAAAACGGCGCTACAACTGATGAAGTTTTTGCCGCATTGGGCAACACTTTTAAGGGTGCCGCTTCGACTTCAGCCAACACCGCTTCAGGAAAAATGAAATCGTTCACCATTCAAATGGGCGAATTTAAAGAGTCAATCGGCGCCGCCGTATTTCCAATAGTCGACAAACTGTTACCAGCGTTCAAATCTGTTGCCGATTTCGTAACCAACAACACCACGTTAGTAGTAACTCTGGGCGCTGTTATCGGCGGTTTAGCCGTTGCCATTATTGCTGTCAATGCCGCAACCACAGCCTGGGCCGCAACAACTAAAGCCGCCGCCGCAATACAAGCCGCCTTTAATGCAATCATGGCGGCCAACCCAATGTTTTTAATTGGTGCCGCAATCGTTGCTATTATTGCTGTACTAGTTCTTTTACAAGCCAAATTTGACATATTTGGCAAAGCGGTAGACGGACTTAAAGCAGGTTTTATGGCCTGGTGGGGTGTCGTTCAGTTTGTGTTTGGTGCTGTTAAAACAGGGTTTGCTGAACTAGCAACCCTTGGTGCCGCAATTTTTAACGGTATTGGTGGCGCTTTTAAGGGTGTTATTAACGCAGTCATATCTGGGCTAGAAGGCGGACTCAATTTTGCGATCAAAGGCCTTAACATCATTCTGGACGGTATTGACAAAGCTGCAGGCCCTTGGGTCAACTTTGGCGAAATCCCAAATGTCAAGTTGCCTCGACTAGCTGAGGGCGGCATAACGACAGGTCCTACAATTGCCATGATTGGCGAAAAAGGACCTGAAGCCATTATCCCATTAGACCGCCTTAATGGCATGGGTATGGGTGGCAACACAATCAACATAACGGTGACTTCAGCAGACCCAAATGCGGTTGTTCAGGCTTTGCAACA